TTTGGCCCCTACAACATTCAGATATGGAACTTTTGGCATCCCTCGGGCGCGAACCAGTGTTGGGGCTGCGACGGTTGGACGAACAACGATTTTTCATATGGGGGCGCAAACAATAATTTCATCGAGGACAACCTGTTTGAGCAGACCGCCGGGGCGCCCGCTCACATGCGGCACTACATCTCGTCTGAACTCGGTGGGCGCTACGTTTCGCGATACAACACCTTCAGCAACAACTTTCCCGACAACAACGCCGATCTGCACGACGCACACGGTCTATGCCTGGTCAGCAGCAACGGAGCAGGCAGCCGCGGCGGTGAAATTTATAACAACACGATCACTGGCACTGGGTACGACAGGGCGACGCAACTTCGAGGGGGAAGTTGGTTAGTTTACAACAACGTAATCACTGCTGGAGGTGGGAATCCCATTGAATTTGACGAGTACCGCGCGGAGGCCCCCGGCTCTTGTGATACGACAAACAACCTGGCGCCCATTATGCCCCCTTGGCCGGTTCCCGGGGCCATCCCTGTAGCGGCCACGTGGAATCAGAACGCCGCATGGATTTCGCACGTGACGGACGGAAGTGCATATCAACTGCCGCAACAAATCTTTAATACTTTCACTTGGAACAACACGGCTCCTGGCGGGGCGCTCATAAATCCAGCCGTTCCTGCGGGTCTTGAGCAGACCTACATCCAGAGCAACCGAGACTACTTTGCTGGGAGCACGAAGCCTGCGGCACTCTCCGGGTATGCCCCCTACACGTATCCAGATCCGTTGCGATCGACACCGTAAAAAAGGGAGACTTCATGGACGCAAACATTGCCATCACGCAGTTCACCACTGGCGCTCTGACCGTCGCTGCGATGAACTGGCTCAAGGGCCAGCCGTGGTTTCCACTGGTCCAGGCGGGGAAAGCCAAGCTAAATCGCTCCGTAGCGGCCTTTGTCGCGTTGTGCGGTTCGCTAGGGATACATTTCGTGTGGAACCCTGTAGATCATTCGCTGCTCATCCAGAATCTAACGCTTAGTGTGATCGGCTTGAGCCTGTACCATTGGGTGAGTCAGATGGCCACGCAGGAAGTGATCTACCAGGCGACAAAGGCGAAGAGTGACCCGGCGGTCGTCGCGGCCGTCGCGCCGACAACAATGGCGCCGCCGCAAGCGATGATGAAGATGAAGGTGCAAGATGAAGAAAAACCCTGATGAGCAACGGAAATCTAACCTACCCCGAGGCCCAAGTGAACGGAAACGCTCCAAGATTCGAATGGAAGGTGCCCGTCTTTCTCGTGGTAATGAATCTAATCGCAGTTGCGGTGCAGTGGGGCGCGCTGTCGGTCAAGCTTGAGGAACTAGCGCGGCATCAGGAACAGCAGGATCACCACATGGAATTCATTGATGAAGAGTTGAAGAGGCGCGGCGAGGAATCTGGCGAACTGCGAGAGTTTCGGCACGAGATGGAGCGCCGTTCCGATTCGGTCGATAAGAAGCTGGACGAACTGAGAAGGCGATAAACAGTACAGCGAACTGCACGGTGAGGGTAAGTCCGTAGCTAATCCAATAGGCGATCATACTCCTCCGACTCTAAGGTTCGCTGCCGCACGGAGTCTATACCCTTAAAACGGTAAGAGATGTCAAATTATTCCCTTCGGTTAGTCCCAATCTAGGAAAAAGACAATCAGGACCACTATTCCGAGCAAGACTTCCGCTATTTCGATCATTAGAATGCCTCCTGGGGATACCAACGCCGCTTATTAGGCGCTCGTACGCACACTTTTGCAGCCACATGGACCTTGGGCTACCAAAGCTTCGTTTCCGTTGCTGTCGGACACCCAAGCGTCGCCAAACTCGTATTGGCAGCCGTAGCGATCCTCATGCAGACTTACTTTGTGGTCGCAGTCGGGGCATAGTTTTTCGTTTTCCATTTGTTTTTCTCCTTGAGACAGGCGTATCCCAGGTACAAAATTGCCCCCGTGCCGGCCAAAGTCGGCGCATCGGCTTCGGCTGAGGTCGCGACTCGCTGACCCGCATTCACCACGGCCAGCCCGGCCATAACCCACACAAGCGCGGTTGCGAGTTTCATACGTGGCGTCCTTTCGTGCGCGAGATGCGCCCGTCATTGCCTAGAAACTGGTACAGGCCCCAATCAATCGGCAACACGAGCTCGCCGTGCACGTTGACAACATCTGTTGTCGTTCCGTCCTCGATGGTGTGTTCAATGGGCGCGTGGAACCGCAGATTCCAACCTAGGGCGCGGTCCTCGTGGATGTAGGCGCACACGCGATACGCGCGGCATGCCAACTTCGCCCGGTCAATCGCTTCTTGTCTGGTCATCCAAGCACCAAGGACAGCGTTTCCCTTTCTGGTATCCGTGTTTCAGACATTCGAGACCTCGCTCCGCGGTAATAAACGCAAAAGCCAGGATCATGAGCACAACAGCAAAGACTAGTACGGCGATTTTGAACACGCTCGCTTCCCCTCAGTTTCGTGATACTCCACATCGAAAACAGGATTAAGCAAATCCATCTTGCGCATATCCTCAAGGCAGTCCACGTGAAAATGCCACTGCGGGAATCCACCCTTGAGCTTGAAGTGCGGCCCGGTGACGTCAATCGGTTCGTTGCACCACGCGCAGATCATTTGCCGTTGTCCCACAGGTACATTTCCAATGCTACGAATCCGATACTGGCTGCCAAGCCAACAAAGGCGCACACAGCCCATAGAGCAAAGTCCGCGGCGGCGCGCCAGCCCTCGTGATGAACAGCATCGCCAGTTAACGTGCCTAGAGCGGCCGCAAGCGCAAAGAACAGGACAAAAATGTAGACCGGCATTAAGGCCACAGCCAGAACCTTGCGCGTCACGGCGCACCCCACCAGCGCCAGCAGATCCCGGCGGCGAGCGTCAGGAACGTGATCGCCAAGTAAAGCAGTTGCCTGCGTAGAATCATTCGCTTACCTCGAAAGTGTGGGCGAGCTTAACGCACTCGCCCGTGTCCGGTGACTAGTCGGAAGCGCAAACCCAGGGGAAGGGACCGCGCGAGGATAACAACGCGGTCACGCCTGGATAAGATCAAGGCTGCGGCAGTCGCCCCGCAGTCAAACAGAAGGCCAGAACGACCAGCGCCGAGAGCACGATACACGCGCATGCAACCCACAACATGCCCCACGCGGCCTGAGCCAGTGGCGACCGTTGGCGACGTGCCTCCGCGCGGGCTACGATGTCGCGTTCGGTGAGTCGGTCAGATAGCGGGCTCATCGGTCCACCTCGTTCAGATCGCGCACGCGGTACCCGGCGCGCGTAAGAATCTCCGCGATTTCGTCGAGGGTACTGGGCGTCCACTCCACCCCGTCTAGTAACTCTTGGATTAGGAGCATGGCTTCGTGGTCGTTCACGCAAGCACCGCCACGCTGTACGCGCCGTTGCGGGCGCTTCAGGCGCTTCAGGCGTTTCAGTTCTTCTATTTCCTCGTGGATGCTCTCATAGGGGCAGCGTCCTGACGGTGCAGGCGTTCGGGAAGTAATAAGCGCGTCATTCCATTCCATCCCACAGGTGCCGCACGTGCCGAAGTCCTCAACGGTCCTACCGTCACCGTCTAACTGGACTCTTGCGCCGTTGTCTACGCTGATTAGGGAAGCGGCTATAATCGCTTTCAACTGCGCGATGCGCGCCTGTTTCGCTCCGGTGGTTTCGTAGACGGGTACGCGCAGGCCCGAAGCGTTGGCGATGTTGCGCGCGAAGCGGTCTGCCGCCTTCCGGGTGGTGAACACCTTGCCGCATGTTTCGTAGGTGCGTTTCACGATTGCACCTCCGCGTCATCGGGCAGGCCGCCAATTTCAATGCAGGCGTCCATCTCTTCTGTGTAGAGGATCAAGCCGCCTTCGTCGATGCCTACCTCGGCATCGGGTTCCAGCGTGTCAAGCCACCGCTTCAACTCTTTAACCGCTATCATGTTGCTGCCTCTCTTCCGCTCCGCAGTCTGACGGAGCTTGTCAAGTCTGATAGCCTCATCAGGCACCGTGTAACGGTGCGACGGGGAGTGTCCCTCCCCGTTTCGGCCTAGCTCGCTCGCTTCAGTTCCGCAAACTTCTCGGCCAGGGACCACAACGCGCGATTCAGTTTCACATCGCCGTCAATCCCTTTGACCGCTCGGGAAGTGACACGGTGCGACCGATAGCCCGTGCGCTGCCAGGTTCGCACACCCTTTAAGCTATTCTCCTGAATGCGGTTGAACGTGTGCCACAGGTCGGGCCGGTTGTCGTCGGAGCGTCGCGCAGACAGCAGAATGTCCGGGGTTACGTCGGTGTGAGCCTTGCCTGTTTCCTCGTCTACCGGGAATCGCAGGCTGTGCGCGTGTTCGGCAAGCAAGCGTTGTTCTGGCATAGATAGAGGCGTTGCTTTCCACGTTTCGATAGCGTCCATGACGCGCGGACCATTCTCAATGATTCGGCTGGTTCCTTCGATCACCTCGTCAATAACGCAGCCAGTGTGGCGGATGTTGATTGACTCCATCGTGGAATCGGAGACCACAGCACCGTTGGAGCAAATGAAACGGAACACTCCGGCCATGAGCTTATAGGCGGACGTTCCGTCATGGGAGTTAATGAGTACAGCCTCGATTACGTGTTCCCCAACTACCGCGCGTTGTTCAAGACTTCCCGCAGAGCGGAACCGAATCATATGCTTTGTGAAGTCTTGTTTCCCCTCGATGCGGGACCGGGATTGCGTCACACTAACCGGAAGAAACCCGGCCGAGCGCATACCGTCGATCACGGAGCTAGTGGGAATAAACGCATACCGCGAGCTCTGCGCGTGGTACGGAGTCTGCGCGAAAGCGGACGGCGCGTAGCGTTGTATCTGTTCATTGGAAAGCGATTGTGTGTAGTTCATCTTCGTTTCTCCCGCCTGATTGTCGTCTCAGGCTTGTAGAACCCTTTGGCTAGGCGTTCACCCCGCGCTACCAGAGCAGCGCGGAGAAACAGCCTACTCCCTTTGTCCCCTCGCTTTGGCGATGGCTTCCCGCGCGGCTTTGATCGTTTCGCAGCCGTTCCAAAACTTCTCAGATTCCAGCAGCGAAACGCAACGCTCCAGCCAGTGAAGTAGATCGGGAGCAGCGGCGATCAGGCGGGCGTTGGCTTCGGTCGGTCCATATAAGGGTAATTGTCCAGACGACATACCACCGTCGGGCTGGGTCAGTTCGCCCGCGCGTATCCATCCTGTACCTACATGCCACGGTCCGGGTGTGTGACTCATGGTCGCCTGAAGTTGTGGATTCGGGCGCTTGTCTATGGAGGCGTTGTACTCTTGTGCGTACGCTTCCTCACTGCCGCGTCGTTTCCTCATGGTCTCCTCGTTTCGCGCCAAGCTTCCCAAGCGGGCAAGCCCAGCGAAACCAGCAGAATAAACGCGGGAATGAGTAGGAAAAGCGGAGAGGGTAGCGGTATCACGATTGCACCCCCGCCAGTGTATAGAAGGGTTCGACGGACCACGTGTGCGCGTCGTCGTCCCAATAGATCGGACGTGGCGCTACAAACGTCTTTACCGGCCCAAAGTCCACGTCGGGGTACTTCGTGCGATAGTCGGCGGTCACTTTCTCATCCTCGGCGTGCCGTGCGCGAAGGTGCGCAACAAAGGCGTCGTATTCTTCAGCGGTCCAGCGGTACGACCGTGCACCCTCGCGATAGGTGACGCGGCACCCTCCCTGCCTCGCAAGAATGTCAGCCTCAAATTCTTCGCGTGTGCCGTTGTACCAGCTACCTATGTATTCCAGCGTGCTCGGCGCGGCAGAATACTTCTCAATCGTCCGCAGATTCGTCGGCCCATAAGCGCGATATTCCTGCTGGTCCTGATAACTCAACTTCCACTCAAAACGTATTTCCATCGGTGTTTCCTTCCAGCCCGTTGTCAGCAGGCTTTAGCGAGATTTGAGGCTGCGGGGAGCATCCTCGCCCTACATAAGAGCATTCCACCCGCCATAGCAGACGCTAGCTAACCCGCTTAACTGCAATAGTCTCAATTTGATACAGCCACCAAACAGGAAACTATTTGCATACTCGCGGCAATAAAGTATCCTCGCCCCATGCCAGCAACCCCGGCTACATCCAAACCTGAGCGCGTTCTCAGCGACCTGTCAGCCGAGCAACGCTATACCCTCTTCGCGCGAGCTTACGTATTTACGAATCAGGGCAACGGCACCAAATCCGCAGTAACAGCGGGTTACAGCCCCAGGTCTGCTTATTCCACTGCTTCGCGCTTGCTAAAACATCCTAAAGTAGTGGCCCGGATCGAAGAAATGCGTGCGCGGCAGGCTGCCAAAATGGAGTTAACGCCTAATACTGTAGTCCAAGAGCTTGCAAGGCTTGGATTTAGCAATATGCAAGATTTCGTCGATGACGAGGGGAAGTTTATCGGGATGGCGGGTTTGACACGCGACCAGACCGCAGCTATTCAGGAAATTGAGATAGACGAGAAGAACGGAAAGCGAAAGGTCAAGCTAGCTAACAAGCGTGAATCGTTAGAGTTACTGGCAAAGCATTTCAAGCTGCTGGGTGCCGACGATCACGGGGTAGGTAATCAGATACAAGTGATCGTAGTCAACAGCCCCCGGCCAGAGCGCACGTCGGAGATGGTAGGCCAGGCCACCGTAGAGGCTATTTGTGAGGCGATCGACACGCCATCCGAGCTCCCAGCAGGCCCACCGCCGGACATCTCAGAAGAGTAAGCCGCTTGTATGCCAGATTATTGCGAAGCAGTTCCCAAGCTACTGATTCTAATCATGACATAACTCTTCTGCTGGAATACTCACGCGCCCCGTGCGCCGTCCGCTCGGTGCGCAGTGCGCCGCGCCGCGAGCCAGGCTTTGCTTGCGCCGGCGGCCTTGGCCCCTCCTCCCCGGATTGCAATTTCTATTAAAAAAGGCACTTCCTAATGGCGCTTTCGGCCGCAGGCCCACTCTGAGATTTTTGGGAGGAAACTGATTTTTTTTTGGCGGCAGATACGGAGAAAGGGCTTGACATGCCCGTATATACACGATAGGACGTATATACCATGACAAAGCGCCAACTTCTAATCAAGGTGGACGATTCCGACAAGGAAAGATGGAAGGCGAGTGCGGATGAGTGGGGGGTGAGTTTGTCGGAATGGATTCGCCGCAAGTGCAACGCGCCAGAGATAGAAGTGGCCGGGGAGGTATTTGCGGGGCCGGTGGTGACAGGGAGAAGGGGGCCGCGGTCAAGGGTAGACGATGCGACGATGGCGCACGATTTAGCCACGGGGACGGTACGGTCTGAGAATCCGGTGGCAGTGGCGACGAGGGCTGGCAAGAAGGAGAAGTTGGGTCCGGAATATTTTTCGATATGTCCACACAATCTAGTGAAAGCGGGGTGTCCGAGATGCAAGGGGAGATGAATCCGGTGACAGGGCGGTATTTGGATCCGACGATGGACTACAAGTTGCCGTTCGAGAGGCATGTAGCGGAGTCGGTGTGGCAGCGGTGCGGGTGCCAGAGTTGCCAGGAGTACCGGCATTTGATATTGACGCGGCCGGGGAGTTTGATAATGAATTTCGAGACGTTTCGGCACAAGGACGAGAGGTACTGAGGGGCAATGCTGGACTGGTTGAATTGGGCGCTTGGTGGGCGCCCGATGGTAAAAATTTGCTTCTGCTTCGTAGACGTAGTGTCGGGAAGGCCAATTTACCTCTGGCGGGATTTGAACGGTCGATACTTTATGGCAGAGCATCGTTGGAGTTGGTTCCGTGTGGAGAGCATTCACGCGGCGGGGATATGGAGGATCGGCGATGCGGGCTGACAAAGCGGGGCAGGGGCGGCTGAGATGCCATTGACAGAGAGGGACAAAGTTAGGTTGAAGGAGTATCGGAAGGAGAACGCCGCGAAGCTGAAAGCGTATCGGAAATCGGTTCGCCATTCCGAGGCTGGGATATTGAAGTATCAAGTGCAACGCGCTCTCTATAGAGCAGTTAGGCGTGGAACTGTTATCCGGCCAAAGAAGTGCTCCAAGTGCGGAGTGCGCTGCAAACCGCAAGGACATCACGAGGATTACACCAAGAGATTTGAAGTGGTCTGGCTGTGCGCCAGTTGTCACCGATTAAGGCACGTGGAATTAGAGCGCACATGAGCAGGCGCACGCGGTTACTGCGGGAGACGAAGCAGCAAACCGTTTGGCGTTTCATCTGCGAAGGTTGCGGCGCCGAAGGGCAACTTGGTCTATTCAAAAAGGATGGTATGAAGCCGTTTGGTTGTCCAGAGCAGTGCGGAGCGACTTACGTACCGTGGCAGCCGACGCCGGGGAAGTGGCAACTTCGCTGTGTCGTTAAGCCGATGGGCATGGATCGTGGCAAGTGAGCACACCAGGGCAGGGCACGCCCCAACGATGCACGTATTGCGGCAGAACGAAGGCTAAGCACAAGGGGCCGGATGGAAAGTATCGTGCGTGTCTCGATGTGGAAAGATTCAAACGGGCGTTGAAAGAAGCGTACGAGACAGCGGTTGCGGCCAGCACGAAAGGTGGTTCGGGGCGATGAGCGTGACGCAGCAACCTAGTAAGAAGTGTGCATTCTGTGGCGAGGGATTCGTCTGTGAGCACGGCAAATGCAACGTTTGCCAGAAGTGCCGCACCTGTGAACGGTTAGACGAGGCGTGGGACGACTTAGGCGCTGAGTTGGGGCGAATGGGTAAAGAGGAGCCGGGATGGTGAGCGCGGAGGATCGCGGTGCGGAGAAGAAAGAGGGGCGATGAGCGACGAGAGACGCACACACTTTTACGTGGTGTTCTGCAATGGCAGACCGGGAGAATGGCGCTCCAGGCTGTTCGAAGACACGATTGCAGGGCCGCTGGCGTATCGGACTAGGAAAGCGGCTGACGATGCGGCAAGCAAAGCAGCGGCGATGTATGGATGGTCAAAGGTGGTTAGGTGCGAGGTGACAGAGCCATGAGCGAGAGCGGCGTAGGCACGGGGAGGGAGGTGGCGGGCGGGACAGGGTTCCACGCTTGGTGTACCCGCGTATTTTTGATTAGTACAGCTGTGGTTGTATTCGGCATGTTTTTTTTCGTGCTCTTGTGCGGGGTCTATGACTCTCCAGGCTGGATGATCGTTGTAGGTAAGGCCCTAGGTCTAGGTTGGCTCACATCGGCAGCCTTATCCATCCTGAGTATTCCGTGGGGCAGAAAATGAGCGTAGGCACGGGGAGGTTAAGGGAGCTGCGAACGGAAATCCTGCGTATCAACAAGTTTGCGAGCCGCTATCCGATAACTAATGCCGAGGGATGGAGCGTGCTCGTAGAAATGGCGGAGCGTTCGCTACGAGATGACGTGGAGGCTGCGCTAGCAGCCGCCCCTCCCGCCGCTGTCACGGATGCGGCGTTGACTGGGATGCAACCTGGACAATACAGGATGTGGAGAGACGCTGGAGGACCAGCGCCGCACGAAAGGAATGATGCGATGGAAAAGCCAACGACCGACGCACGCTTAGTGGAATTGATCGGGATATTCGAGGAAGGAACAACGGGATGGCCTATATCCCAGGATGGAAGTACACCGCTTAGCCAGGATGACATCGGAGACGTTTATGCATGGCTCCAGTGGGCACAGGCGATGAACGCGCCGAAGGATGGAGTCGCGGAATGAACATTACCAGACATCAAATTGAATTTTGCTTTAAGCAGGCTACGCAGGGGGGAAGATTCTCACCGGGATATTGCGTGGACAGAATTTTGGAATTGGTTAACACCGACAGCACAGGCGCGAGCGGCGCACCGAGCAGTGAGGCTGGGGTGCGGTTGGATGAAGCGCCTGCCTTAGACGATAAAGACGGGTGGGTATATGACCCTGACGCGAAACTAAAGCGCATACGCGAAAGCATGAAGTTCACGTTCACTCTCGAAGAGATTACGACCGCTCTGGATTGTGCGAGCGAGGGGCGGCCAAACTGGCAGGGCGTCAAGCCGGACTTGCTCGGCAATCAGCTCGTGCGTGTGGTGCGGCGAAAGCTGGAGCGCACGCTAGCCGAGATGCCGCCCGCCGCACCGCTGCGCGAGTTCCTGCAAGCTGAGATAACCGAGCATCAGCGCCAGAATGGGTACGCGGACATGGCAGGCGTGAGCTACAACGTCAACTTGGGCTATATCGACGGCTACAGGCTGGTGCTCGCTTTCATCGAGGGGAATCCGACGTGGGAGCGCGGGGCAGCCGTGCAAAACAGTGGAGGAGATCGAGCGATGGCTGGCGCACGCCTACTGGAGAAGTTGGCGGATAGCTGGATTCGCACGGGGCAACTTGGAGAAGGTCTGCGAACTGATGAATACGTGACCAAGCACAAAGAAGCGATCATGGGCATCTACGAGTACTGCGGGAAAACGTTGACGGAATATCTGAGACATGAGGCGCTAGCCGCGAACGAATCAACCCCGCTGGTTGGCCCAGAGGCAGGCGGGTCCAGTCCGGCGCAGGGTTGCGCACCTTACACGGCTGAATATATACGCGGTTACAACGACGGTTGCACAGACGCTAGGGAGAACACGTTGCGCGAGTTGGCAGGCGGGTCCAGTCCGGCGCTTCCAGCGAAGTGGCTGTACGTCAACGGTAAAGAAGTCAACGCAGACTCCATCGCAAAGTGGTTCTTCCAAGTGGACGATAAACGTCAAGGTGAGTGTAGGCAGCTAGTAGATGCAGCAATCGAGGCAGCACGCCGCGAACCGTCGTTGACGAACCCCAACGGAAGTTTCACTAAGCAGGTGATTGATGAGGTTTTAGTTCCCGGCCCATGCGGAGTCAGCGGGCACTTTCGGTTTCAGATGAATGGAAACAGTTGCATCATGTGCCAGCGCGAGAGCGAATTAGTACGGGAAACACGCCGGGAGTGCGCCGATGGTAAAGCGTGAAAGGCTGTGCGCCAACTGCGGCCACAGCTACGCGCAGCACACGAAAGGGATAGACCATCCACAGAAGTATTGCAGGCACTGTCCGTGTTTGGAGTGGGTTGAGCCGCTGGGCAAACAGTCGGAGGGACAAGGATGAGTGGCGTAGATGAACAAGTAACTTTCGTGGAGCTATCGGTCAAGCTCTCGACCGGGCAATTCGAGTCTCGCGTCAATGTGCCCATAACCGCTACTGCCGGGCAGCGCAAGAAATTCGTTGAAACGTGGTTTGCGTTGCTTCAGCAAGCGTTGGACATTGCGAAGCCAACTGGTGCGATAGCCATCGAAGAGGCCCGCACTGAGGTGGTCGAAACGGCAGCCCTTCCGCTGGAGGGATCGCAGGAGGCTAAACGTCCACATCCCAGGTAACGCTTAACACCGCCGACGTCTATTTCCCGTGGACAAAGCAAAAATTGTTCCACGAATGCCCTGCAAAATACCGTTTGCAGGTGGGCGGCTTCGGTTCCGGAAAGAGCCGCCCGCTTCTATGGGAAGGCGTCTTTCACGCGCTCGAGTATCCCGGCTCCGAGTCCATCATCCTGCGCACCACTATGCCGGACCTCAAGCGCACGGTCATTTCCAAGTTCAAGGCTGACGTTCCCGCTTCGCTCTACGACTACTACCACGAAACCGATCACATCGTTTATTTCAAGCCGGTCATGGTGCCGGTGCGCGATGAGCACGGCATCCCGGCACTCGGTCCCGACGGCAAGCAACTGACCAAGTTGGTCACCTCCAAACTCTATTTTGGTGCCTGCGAAAACGAGGATGACACCACCAAGTTTCTCTCGACCGAATGGGTGTTTGTCGGGTTCGAAGAACTCGGGGAATTTCCCTTTGCCGTGTGGAACGCCTTTGCCGGCCGCAACCGGTGCCCAGTGTGGGGCAGTCGCTCGTGCATGGCCGCGGCCAGCAACCCGACCGGGGTAGGGTGGGGCTGGATGAAAAAATTGTGGGTCGATCACGTGCCGTTCGTGGGCATGGATCCCACCAAATATAACGCTCGCGACTACGTCTATATTCACAGTACCGTCGACGACAACCCCATTTACTCGAAAGACCGCGAATACGTCCGCGTCCTAGAGGCTGATCCCCGCCGCGACGTGGTGCGCTGGGGCAAGTTGGACCTCGTTCCCGGCCAGTATTTCGATAACTGGAACGTGCAACGCCACTTCCGGCGAGCGTCGGACTTCACGTTTCAGGATTGGCAAGAAACGTGGATTGGATGGGACTACGGTTTCGGCCACTACGCTTGCATCACGTTTCACACCAAAGCGATGTTTTACGACAAGCTGCGCCGGCAGCATCGCATGGTCAACGTGACCACGCGCGAGATTGTCATGCACGAAGCCACGCCAAAAGAGCAGACCGAAGCGTTGATTGCGTCCATCCCTCGCGACAAGGACGGCAACTTCAAGGAAAAGATTGCCGCGGTGTATCTGTCCTGGGAGCGCTTCAACCGCACCGTGGGCCAGTTCACGGTGGCCGATGAGATTGGCGACCTCCTCAGCTCGGCGGGCTTGGTGCGGCCAAGCCGTGCCAGCACCGATCGCGTGGCCGGCTGGCAGAAAATGTATTCCCTGCTGGATACCGACGACTGGTTTGTTCTTGACACCTGCCCCACCGTGGCCGAGAGTATCCCCGAACTGGTCCGGCACAAAGAGCGCATGGAAGACGTCATCAAGCCCAAGGGCGCGGTGCTCTCAGACGACGTCGGCGATTCGGTGCGCTACGGCATCGCGGGCCACCTGCTCGACGCCGAGGACGAACCCGACGAAGTAAAACTCAAGCGGCGCCTGGACAAGATCGAAGACCCCTTCCGAAAGCATGTGGAGCAGTACCGGGCCTGGATTGAAAAGAAAAAAGAGCAGGAAAACCCGAGTAAGATCATTATTATGCCGACATGGCAATCAAGGCTCAAACAGTGAACCGACGCGGCTTTCTAAGGATGCTAGGGACGGGCGCAGCCGTTGGCGGAGTGGCAGCGGTGGCTCCGTCGCAGGTGTGGCCCTTCCGTAAGATTTTCCTGCCGCAGTTCTGGATGCCGAAGCCTTGGTTTGAAGTTTCGCGCGAGGAACTTACTGCCACGATGGCCACGTTTAGGGATGGTCTATCGCGGGTAGCCTATCCCGGCTCCGTAAACGAAGCATTGATCGAAGCACTACAACTTGAGCAATTCGCCAAAGAGATTCCGGATCTTATGGACATCCACAAGTGGGAGCGATTCGCGGCCATCCCCGGAGTCGAGGTGCATTTCGAACCCACGAATCCCAATAATCCAAGCGCCGTGAAGTGCGCGGAGGCCGCCACCAAAGTCCTAAACATGCGTAACGGCAATCGCATTCTGTTCAATGATACAGACCTCGACCTTTCGCAGTGGCAAGCAGCTTGGCATGGCCCGGACTTGGTCCGCGGCGATATGTCCCTTGAAAACCTCAACCGTAGCGAAATAATCGCCGGTTCACTGAAAGAGAAACCGGCCTACAAGCTTCGCCGGGCGGCCCGCAAGCTTGTCGATTCCCTGAAAGTGTCCAACGAAGACCTTGGATGGGACGGATGAAGCGCAAGCCCAAGCAGCCGCTCATATTCGCGATAGCGGAAGCAATGTTCCTATCTGGTCTGAAAGCCCCGCCGACTAAGCGCAGTAAGGAACTGAAGCGCTGCTTCGACTGTTACATAAAGACCTTGGATGCAAGGATGAAATAATGTTCCGCCACACCCGCTATCTGGAAGACCTCGTTGCGCGCCTCGAGCGGCAAATCGAAGTGCTGCGCGCGGAAAACACCATTGCCTTATCCGAGCAGGCCGAGCGCATGAAAGCGGAATCGCAAGTGCTCCATGAGCGCGACAAAGCCGAAATCGAACGCCTGCTCGCCCTGAACCACGAACAGAAAATGCGGCTTGACCGGCTGGAACTGTCGGTGTTCGCGGGCGCCGGCACCGAAGCAGGGCGATCCTACGTGGCGCGCACCGAAGTGGCCACGGGCGAACCGCAAGAGCCACCGGTAGAAGTGGAATCCGACCAGGGCACGCCATGGCAGCGGATCCAGCGCCGGATGATCGCCGAGGATGAGCAGCAATGGAACATCCGCGAAGCCGCGAAAAAGGCTGCGATACAGGCCGGCATTGTTCCTACGCCACCGGAGATTCGCCCGGGCAACGATCTGTCAAAGACACACTGAAAGGAAGGAACACATGAATGGAATCGGATGGGCAGTGAAGCAGATGCAGAACGGAGACAAGGTTACTCGCCCGGGCTGGAACGGCAAGGGCATGTGGCTCGCGCTACAGGTTCCGGACGCCAACAGCAAAATGACGCTCCCGTACATCTATATGCACACCGCGGACGGGAAACTCGTTCCTTGGCTCGCCAGTCAGACCGATATTCTCGCGATGGACTGGCAGGCAGTTTCCTAGTCGGTGAGCGCGCCGCAACTCCAATTCGTTAAGGTCGGCGGCGAAACGGGGATTGTGGTGCATTCGGCGGCGGCACTGCACTGGCTGCTTAAAAATCCCCCACCGGCGTCTCTTCCAGTGTATCTTTCCCGTGTCGTAGCGAGTGAATTGAAGAAGGAGGCACTTATGCCACAGGCAAAAGACGGCAGCAAACACGCCAGCTTCGGCAGGGCAAAGCTTCACGATGACATGAACGAGAACAAGAAGTCGCACGCAGGCCCGAAGTCCATGGAAGCCCCGAAGAAAGAAAGCAGGGGCGAAGCGGAACCAAAGGCCAAAGGCGAAGCCGAGGGCGGCGAAGACAACATGGAAACCATGCCCGAAACCCCCACAGCCATCGAGCAACACGTGCAGCAGCACGGCCCTGCCGATGAAGTCCACCATAAGATTGGTGGCGACGGCATGCACCACGTCTTGAGTCACCACGGCGGGCAGAAGCACAAGTCGGTCCACGGCACCCACGACGAGGCTCACGCTCACATGGGCAAGGCCATGGGCGCGATGGCCGGGCCGCTGCAGGCCGACGGCGGCGGAATGAGTCCCGTAGCGCCTCCACCTGCCGGCGGCGGTGGCATTCCCGGGATGATGTAGGGTGCCGTTTCAGTCTAAGGCGCAGCAGCGATTCCTTTACGCTAACCCGGACAAGGTCGGAGGGAAGGCGAAGCTTGCAGAGTGGTCCGCTGCCACTAACTTCGGATCACTACCCGAAAAGAAAAAGTCGTCTAAGATGGCCGAAGCGTTCAAGAAAGCCAAAAAGTGATTGACCATCCCTTCGACCGTCTACTCAGCAAAACGCAGTACACCGACGCCGAAAAGGCGCTCATCTACGCGGTTATGCGACTGTCCACGCAGGACGGTTGGAACCATCTGACGCCCGGCGAGGTCTACGACAAGATGATCGCGGAATTCGAAGAGATCAAGATGCTGGCCGGGCAATCGGACGTTCCTGAGGACAAGCCCAGCCTCACCCCACGGATTCAGTAGTGCAAAAAACTCCAACGTGATAAACCTTCCGCCCAATGGTCGGCAAGGTATCGAAGGCGAGCGTCGACTATGAGCATCCGGCCAAGGGCATGGATCACTGCCGCGACTGCCGGTACTTCGAAGCGCCGCACGGCTGTCATAAGGTTGAGGGCGCAATCGAACCCGAGGATTGGTGCTGGCTATGGAAGCAAAAGTCCCGAATGGCGACAGCATTCCGCAAAGCGGCCCAATGACCAAAAGCTATCCCAGCAGCGTCGCACTCACCGTCACCGACCCAAAGACCGGCAAGGAAACGTTTCGCTGGTTTCCGGTAAAGTCGCCCGAGCACGAAGCGCAGCTACGCGAATACGTGCGAAAACAGCGTGAAGCCATTGCCGCGATGAAGCACCGTGTATACTCGGCGCTGCTGCTGGACGATTTCATTAAGTACAGGCGGAGGGACGATGGCGACCAAAGACCGGTGGATGGGAAAGGTCTCGAAGCAGATAAAGTCGTCGGGACATGAAGGCGTTTTTAGCGCGGCGGCGGAGCGCGCCGGGAAGAGTACCTCGGAATTTGCCAAGGAACATGAGCACTCGCCGGGGAAAATAGGTAAGAGAGCCAGGCTTGCGGAGGCCTTCGCTAAGGCAAGACATTGAGATAGAATGCCCACCACTATGGGGACAAAATGGGTTGTGAAGGATCTGCGTGGGCTGACCTTCGGTCGACTTAAAATTGTCGATCAGTATCCTGTGCGTCATAGGAATGGGAACGCACGATGGGTTGTCGAATGCGCCTGCGGAACGATAAAGATCGTTCGCTCATGCCACTTACTCCGCGGAACGACCACGAGTTGCGGTTGCTGGAACGAAGAGAAAAGACACCTAAAGGCTTTTTCGCGCGCGACGTTCGTGGAGCACATGTTCACGAGGTATCATAACGGTGCAAAGGCAAGAGATGTACGATGGGATTTGACGCGCGAACAAGTGGATGAACTGCTTTCCGGAAACTGTTTTTATTGCGGTGTTGAACCGCTTTTCAGAAGCAAAATGCGTGGCAGCATAGGGGCTTTTTGCTTCAACGGAATCGACCGCATGGTCAATGCCTTGGGGTACTTCCCTGAAAACTGCGTATCATGCTGCGGAATCTGTAACGTTGCCAAGCAAGACATGTCATTACATCAATTTGCGACGTGGGTTGAACGCCTGAAAGCAAATTTCCGCGTCGGAGGTTAATGGCGACAAGCGTACTGGACCTGAACGCGGAAGAAACTCAGCCTCAAGGCGTAGAGGCCGAGGACGATGCTCCGGAATATAGAATTGGCGTTCTGGCTGGGTGCGAGTATTCGCCAGAGCCTAATGCCAAGCTGAATGAACTTCAAAAAAATGCCTTCAAGGATTTATGCACGAAGGCCTGTAAGCGCGACCTGCCCGCAAGACTCATAGAAATTATACAATCGTGGGAAAGTGCGTTGTTTTACCGCGGATTCCAGTTCCTAATTCCACTACGCGGGGGTGGCTGGCAGATTCCCGGCGAGAGTACCGGCTACGGCCCGTCGATGCAGATGGACCTCGCGCTGCTCCCCACCAACATTTACTCCGCACAAGCGCAGATCCTCATTTCGACGCTTACCAGAGCTATTCCGACGGTGCGTTTCGAGCCTCAAGACGGCGCCAACGACGCGCAAATTACCGCTGCCGAATCAGCCGAGAAGTTCATCAAGGTCATCGAGCGCAACAATGACTTGATGATGGTGCAAAACGACGCTGCGCGGTATCTCTACACCGACGGGCGCGCGATTTATTGGTCACGATTCGAGAAAGATGGCCAACGCTTCGGATGGGAAGAGGACGATCGTCCTGACAACATCGTTCCCGAGAACGAACCGGCGGAATTGCCAGCGGAAAGCGGCCAAGGCGGCATTCCGGGCATGGCGCCGGAGGGTGAAGAGGGTCCGGAAGTCGAAACTCCCGCTGCCGCAGCCCCGGGCGCGCCGCCAGAAGGCTCGCCAGCCGAAGAACAGGGCGAAACTCCCGAGCAAGAGGCACAAGAACAGCCCACCAAGCAGCCGCGAACGCCTCGCGGCCAAGAAGTACGCACCGCACACGGTAAACTCGAATTCAAACTCATTCCCATGAGTGCGAATGACCTCCAAGGGTGCGATGCGGTGCAGTATGAGACCGAAGTGGACGTCTCCCGCGCCAAAGGCATGTTCCCGTGGGCTGCCGACGACATCAAAGGTGGCTCCATGGGCCAAAGCGAGGGAGAAATTGCTCGCTTGGCCAGGCAAAACGTGAAATTGGGCATGCAAAGTACCTACATCACGTCTGATTCCGTTGCCGACGACGTGACCATCCAAAGAACGTGGTTTCGGCCGAGCTACTTCACGCATATTGCCGACAAACCGACCCGTACAGAGATTATTTCCATGTTTCCCGACGGCGCGCTGGTGGTTTATGCAGGAGAGACCTTTTGTTATGCACGAAACGAGTCGATGGAGGCGTCCCTCGCGCTAATTCAGGCATTTTCGGGCGATGGGCAGAATCGCAATGCGCTTGGCACGTCGATGATGCCGATTCAGAAGCGCGTCAACAACTGGCTCGACCTTTTGAACGATTCTTTCATCCGCACCGTGCCAAAAAAGTGGATGGACAGCAAAGCGTTCGACGTAAACGCGCTCAAGAAGCAAACCAACATTCCCGGCGACATTGGAAGCTTCAAACGGCAGCCTGGCGTGCAAGTTTCCGAGCTTTGCTGGGTGGAACCGCAGGTAACCGTCTCTCCGACGCTCGCCATGTTCGTGAAAGAGTATATCGGGCCGATTTCGGAGTTAATGAGCGGCGCGTACCCGGCTTTGGCGGGATCCAGCGACCTGGGCGGCAACGATACCAAGGGCGGGATCGAGATTCAGCGGAATCAAGCGCTTGGACGGCTAGGGCCGACTTGGCACTCGATTCAGAACGCGGAAGCGACCTCCATGCGGCAATTAGTGATGTGGGGCGCGAAGTGCCGCGATAAATCCATCAACGAACGCATCCCCGGCGGCCGGCCAGTAGAATTGGAAGTCAATGACCTGCGCGCGAACATCCTCTGCTTCGCGGAGACGGATGAATCGTTCCCTGAGAACCATGCCGACAAGAAAGCGCAACTCATCGAGGTATTCGAAGACTCTGCGAAGACCCCGCAGCTTCAGGAAGTGCTTTATAACGCTTCGAACCTCGAATTCCTGCAAAGTGTGTACGGCCTGAGTGACCTCTATATTCCGCAGGTAGCCAGCCGGAACAAGCAACTGGGTGAGTTTGAGATTCTGCTCAAGAGCGCGCCGGTGCCGAATCCGAAGGTGATGCAAGCGAACAGTGTCGTCCAACAGCTAAAAGTAATGGGTGCGGACCCGCAGAAGTTGCAGATGCTCGAGCAACAAATCGCGCAGATGCCGCCTGAGATTTGTTCGATTCAGATTGACTCGCAGGTGGAGGATTCCGAAACCGAAGCGGCAACGTGCTGGCAGTGGCTCACGTCACCGGAGGGCCGCAAATCGAAGCGGCTTAATGCACAGGGCTACAACAACGTGCGGCTCCATTTCCTTGACCACACGCAGGATGCCATGCAGAAAAAGGCTGCCGCTGGACCCGACAAGGCGAAGCCGCCAGCGGAGAGCATCAACATCAAGGATTTGCCGACCAGTGGCGCGATTCAACTCGCGAAGAAGGGCGGCATCGACCTTACGCCCGCGGACTACGCGGAGCAGGAAGCTAAAGAAGCGGCACTCAAGACCGCGAAGTCGGAACCAGCGCCAGCATTGGCACCGGCGCATCCGGCCGCGCCTCCAGGCTAAATTGTCGTTTTGGTGGTCATTTTATTACCAGTGGGAAGGAATATTATTCTCACGCTTTTACCAAACCGCTGATCGGGGTGCAGCGGACTAATCGGGGGACACACACATGATGGATGACGTAGCAATTCCGGGGATGGGTGGAGATGCGGGCGCAGGTGGCGGAGACGGCGGCGGCGGGGCAGCGGTAGCAGAACCTGAAGTTACTCCTGGGGCAGAAGGTACGCCAGCGCCAGAAGGGGCACCGGCAGAAGGTGGAGAACCAACTCCGGAAGGTGGAGAACCTAAGCCGGAAACTCCTCCGGAAGAGACAGATCCAGAAGCAGGGTTACACGAAGACAGTCGCATCGTTGACGTAAAGACCCGCCAGCAGATTGCGGAACTTCGCAAGACCAATCCAGCGCTGGCCAAGGTGGCCAGCGACGCCATTTTCGGCCGCCAGGCGGTAATGAAGGAGTTTCCCGAAGCGAAGTCTATCGGGGACGTCCTGAAGTCGGTTCGCGCGCAACGTGCCACACTGGAAGCCGTCGGCGGTGAAGAGGGCATTACTAAACTCAACGAGGAAGTCACCGACTACCGCAAAGAGATTGACCAGTTTGCCGCCGGGGACCGCGAACTACCGGCGCAACTCCTCGAAGCCAATCCCGACGGGTTCGTAAAGACCGTCGACAACTCCCTGCAACTTCTGCTCGAAAAGTACGGTGCTGAGCCTGGCGGGCGCTTCGATCAGGTGTTAGCGGTGCCGTTTGCGCAGCGAATTAATGACGCAGGTATGCCACAAGCTATTGCCGCGCTAATCGACCACGTTAAGGCTGGAGACGGGGAAGCGGCCTACGCAAAATTGCAGCTAATAGATAAGTGGCTAAAGAACGTCGACGCCTACGCCAAGAAAGTTGGGGAAGGCCGGGCGGCGGCGCCAGACCCGCGCGAACAGAAACTCTCCGAGCGCGAACAAAACATCGAACGCGCGGAAACCGAGCGCTACGAGGCCAGCATCGGGGCCGACGTCAACAAGCTGAATAACTCTGCGCTTCAACCCTTGCTCGACGGCGTCTTTAAGCAGATTCCCGAACTCAAGGCCGAAGGCAAGCAGCGCTTCACGCACATGGTTCAATCCGAAGTGTGGAAGGCCATGAAGGCCGACAAGGTGTTTCAGCGCAACGCCCGTGCAGTCATGGCCAAGAAGGATCCCGCAGCTTCGGCCAGATTCATCAACGCCAAATTCGCGGAACTGCTCAATGGTCCCGACGGCATTTTCATCAAAGTGCGCAACGAGATGTATCCCAACATCGGGCGCGCCAAAAAGCCCGCGATCGTGCCGAAGCCAGCCGCGGCGAACGGCCAGCCAGCGAAGGTGGCCTATGCTGGCGGCAGACCGAAATTCCAAGATGTAAGCTGGGAGTCCGAAGGCGGAAAGACCAGCGACATCATGTGGATTCGCGGCGAAGCCATCCTCAAAGATGGCAAGCAAATCAAATTCGATCCCAATTCCCCGCCGAATCGGTTATAGTTCGCGACAACCTGGGTAAAGCCGTAGTGGGACCAATGGCGGGAAGAGGTTATTGGGAAATTTCCTCTTCCTGCTTCCTTGCCACTGTGCTAGCGTCCGCGACGCGGAGTAGCTTAGGTCGGGAAAGCGCGAGCCTCATTAGCTCGAAAACACCGGTTCAAATCCGGTCTCCGCAACCAAATCTTAGACGGAGGCGCTGCGATGGGAAGTCGCCACGGTTTCACGATCGGTGCTTTTGTTTTCGTGCTCGGGCTGGCATTATTTTTCATCGCCGCGGTTGCTTGGCCGGTTCCGGTAGACCCGTACCGCAACAAGATGATTGCCGGCGGCCTGTTCTGCGTGTGGCTATCGACGGTACTTCCCTAAACCGTGCCACAACTCGCGCCTATCGCCGCAAAATACGGTTCCGACAAGTGTTCATGGCACTCCTACGGGCGCGTCTACGACAATCTTTTCATCGAAGGCAAGACCATCCGTAAGGTGTTGGAAATCGGCATCGGCTACAAAGGCCTGCTCGCGGAGTCCTATCCCAACGCAGCTAGTCTTTTTATGTGGGAAGAGTATTTTCCCGACGCCGAAATCTACGGGCTGGACATCCGAGAGGATGCACTGATAAACGAGGGGCGGATTCATTCACACGTCTGTGACCAAAGCAGCGTATCGTCTTTGCTCGCGGCGCGCCAAGCGGTTGGCGGCGGATTCGATTTGATCGTGGACGATGGGTCACATAAGCCGGAACATCAAATCCTTTCTGCCGCGGTGTTGTGGCCCTGCGTCGCGCCGGGTGGACGCTACGTGATCGAGGACGTGTGGGATGCTGCGGAAGTCGCGCCGTTCCTGCCCTTCGCGCACGAAATTATCGAATTAAAAATTGGTCGCGTGCGGGATGACCGCTTGATTGTTTCGAAGTTGAGTTAGGATATGCCCCACCATGACCATCGGATTCTGTACCACGTGCAAGGGCCGAGCCCAACACATCAAAGCCACGCTTCCACGCAACCTCGCTGACAATCCTTCCGCAAAATTCATTCTGGTCGATTACAACAGCCCCGACGATCTAGCGCCCTACCTTGCCGAGAATCACTCCTTGGACATGGCAAGCGGCCGGCTGGTGGTCTATTCCTACACGCGGTCTGGACCGTTCCGGATGGCACACGCGAAAAACCTTGCTCACCGGCTAGCGATTGGCGAGGGCGCGGACGTGCTTGTGAACCTCGATGCCGACAATCTGACCGGCGCGGGCTTTGCGGACTACGTTTCGGATATGTTTTGGCGGGCGGCAACCGACCACGCCATGTTCAGCTTCCCGAATATCTACTTGTGGGCGCGCATGATCCAAGGGCAGATGAAACGCGGGGTAAGCGGACGCATCGCCATGGCCGCGAAGGCCTTCCTGCTCTCTGGCGGCTACGACGAACGGTTTTCCGATTGGGGACCAGACGACAAGGATATGAACGTGCGCCTCGAGCGGCTCGGCTTCCTGCCGGTCGAAATTGATCGCCAATACCTCGACGCCATCCATCACAGGGACAAGATTCGGTTCAAAGAATACCCGCACGCCAGGCCAGGGCCGGGAGTCACGTCACACGAAGGCTATGTTCCGAATGACTGCACGATCGCCAACTTCGGCAACTTCGGCTGCGGCATGGTCTTCCGCAACTTCGATTTCGGGAAGCCGATCATCTTGCGGCCGCTCCCGACGCGAATCTTCGGCATCGGCATGCAGAAAACGGCCACTACCTCGCTGGATGCGGCCCTGAAGATACTCGGCTTCGATTCCGCGCACTGGCTTGACGGTAAGTGGGCGGTCGCGATTCTGAAAGAGATGCGCGCCAAGGGCCGCTCCGAAACCCTCGAAAAGCACTATGCCCTGTGCGACCTGCCGATCGCCATTCTATTCAAAGAACTGGACCGCGCGTATCCGGGATCGCGATTCATCCTCACGGTGCGCGATGAAGTAGATTGGCTGGTGAGTGCGCGGGACCACTGGAGTTACGAGCACAACACCCACCGGCCAGACTGGGACAAGTGGCCGGCAGCGGACGTCATCCATCGCGCGACCTACGGACAAAAACAGTTCGACGCGGCTGTTTTTCTGGCAAGATACCGCCAACACAACGCGGAAGTGAAAGAATACTTTCGCAATCGGCCTGACGATCTGTTAGTGATGGACATGAGCAAAGGCGCAGGCTGGCAGGAATTATGCCCGTTTGTGGAAAGGCCGGAGCCCCCCATTCGGTATCCGAGGAAATATGCAGCGTACTAAGCATCGCAGGAAGCGCAGGCTGAATTACACCGTCACGGGAGTGACTCACAGGCATGGCGCCGTCATCTTGGATTTTCAAGAGCGCCCGACCGGCGCTGTCTATCAAACCGTTTTCGAAGTAGGGCAGAAGGTTCACGTTGATTATCACTTCAACGAGGACCGCGGCAACACGGCTGGCACGACGATAACCCCATTGTTGTGAAAGGGAGGCACCATGGCAAAGAGAAAGAAGTGGCAACCCGAAGAAGGCGAAGTAACGACGGTCACGACTTCGGAATCAGGGGAGTCCGTACCGGAATCGAAGCAAGTCACTCTCAGCCTCGATGAAGCCAAGGCCATCGTCAACAGTGCCGTGCAGCCCGCTGTGCCAGGAGAACAGTTCGTGCGTCCGTCGCTGGAACTGCTCGACGCCGCCAAGGCGATCGTGAACGCGGCGGTGCAGCCCAAAGCGCCAGTCTAAGAAAAGGTGAATGGCAAGGAAAACCGTTCTAGGAATCAAGCGGTCGTGCCACAACAGTCACGAATGGGTGCTCGCGCTCTGCTGCGGGCATGAGGTGACCATCACCACCAACACCAGGCCTAGCCGCAGGCCGGTGCGGTGTCTGAAGTGCCAAAAAGGGACGCGGTGACTTCTCTGTATTGACGCATCGGGCGAACCCTGCGTAGCCTAGTAGGCATGGACCCCGTGTTGGCCGAACTACTCGCTCGCTACCCGGACGCCGATCCCGAGTATCTGCGCCGCTTATTTTTGATGTGTGATTGACCGCCTTTACAGATTTTTCTTGACTCACTTCCTCTAAACTGAAAATCTCTCGCGCGATGGATGAAAAATCGCGGGCTGCGAGCTGCCCAACCGGTCAAGCCGGGAAAAAAATCTAGCGCCATCCAGCGTAACGTACCGTCGTCTTTCTCAAAGCACATCGGGGCGCAGTAACCATCGCACGATTGAACCCGGCGATGCATTCCAGTGGCGCAGTAAGCACGGCGCGGCGAAGCTGACCCGGCGAAGGCCGGAAATTCGCTGCCACTGAGACGATATGCTTGAGGTGCGTAATCGCAGCCAATCCAGTCGCAGAAGCGGCCGTAGAAGGCGTTGAATTAGAAGCGTTTGCAAAGGGAATTCCTGATCTTGTCTATAAAGGCAAGACCATCTACAACTTCTTCAAGAAACACTCCAAAACGTATCCCACCGCAGTGACCACGCAAGCTGGCGGCGTTTCCCGTCCAGCGTTCCGCATTCCCGTCCGCATGCAATCCGGCTGCGCGATCTTCCAGGCCACCGGCAACGGCGATGCTCTTGGGCGCGGCACCGGTTCCCTGTGGGTTTCGGGCGACCTTTCACCGGTCGGGCTGTTTGCCGGCTGCGAAATTACCTACCTCGCTCGCATGGCCACGCAGGGTCCGAAGCGGTCCTTAATTTCACTCCGAGCAGAGGAATTAAAGAATTCCTTCAATTCCTTTATGCAAGGCGTGGACGCGCAGTTCTTGTCGGATGGCGCCGGCTCCGTGCTCCAGATTCCCGCCACGGCGGTCATCACCACCGGCGGCACCGGCAACCAGACGTCGATCATTTCGGGGCTTGGCGGCCAGGCGAACCAACTGCAGGAACAGCAAGTGGTGCAGTTCTTCCTCGCCGAAGGTGGCGCACCGCGCGCAGGCACCGCAACCGTGTCGTACGTGGACGGCGCTTCGGACATCGTCTACTTCTCTACGGCTCTGCCTGCCGGCACCGCTGCCGGGGACTTCATCGTGATTCAGGGTTCCACCGGCGCGCTCAATTCCGGCGTGCAGGGTATCTACGCCTATCAAGTTGCCGGAAACACCGGCACGGTGCTGAACCTGAACAAAGCGACTTATCCCGGCCAACTATCCACGCCGAACATCAACAAGGGCGGCCAGCCAATCAACACCACCGATGCTTATAAGGCGCAAATCCTTATCGGCCGCGGACTCGGTGCGGAGAATGAGGCGGTCACCGATTTCGTGTGGATCTGTGGTCCCGACCAGCAACTTGCCGTCACTCAGCTTTACACCGGCGTGCTGACGCAGAACTACGTTCCACCCGGCGATAAGGCTTTGGACATGACCAAAAAGAACATGGTCACCACCTACGGCGACCGTCCGCTGAATATTTCCTATTCGGCGCGGCAGGGACGCCTCGACGCAGTCTGTCCCGAGTGCTGGGGGATCGCGGAAACGGTAGAGCCGAGCTTGTATGACTTCGGAGACGGCGTCACAACGATGCCTATCCCCGATTTCGCGGGGCAGGGTTCTTACCTGACGTCTTCGATCTTCTTCTACAACTGCTTCTTGAATCTCTACAATTCCAACATGAAAGCAGGGGTCTACATTTCTTCCGCTGCAGTGCCGAGCGTGAACAGCTAAACGGGTCGGTCGAGAGGAAAGGGTCGGACGGGGAGCGGCCGTGAGAAGGCGCTCCCTTCCTTCATCAAATCGGGGTATCGGGGGATAGCATGGATAAGGCAACACGCGCGGCGGCGCTTAAGCCACTGCCGCCCAAGGAAACCAAGCCGCGAGGATTAATCTTTAGGACGCTGCGGCCACGGGGCAAGTGGGTGCTCGTTAAGCGGCTGACCCAGGACGAGGAACTAAGTCCAGAGGGCACAATCATCGTCGACAAGAGCCAGCGCAAGTCTTCGGTTGGCCGGGTTATAGCGGCGGGCATCGAAGTCACCGATCTATTCACTGGCGACGAGGTGCTGTTCTCCAAGTTCGCGATGACACTCGAGGACGTTGAGGAGCAGACCGGGGAAAAGGATTTGTTTCTCGTTCGCGGGGAAGAGATTTACTCCGTCCTCGAACCAAGCGAGCCCAATGCACATTGAAGGCCCTGAACCGCGCGAGTGTCCCGCCGAGTATCAGGACCGCCTTGTCGAGCACTTCGGTCTGAATCGCTACGGCACTCCTAACTCCCGCTTCGTGTGGGGGCAATCCAACACCATCCGCATGGGCAACGTGTGGCGCGATAAATTCGGCAACGAGTCGCGCGGCTATCGCGACGTCTACCAGAGCTTCGCGTCGCCCTGCTGGATCATTCAGCGTTGGAAGGCGCCGGAAGAGTACGGCACGCCAGAACTCTACTACCAGCAAACGTGGGACGACTTTTCGCGACTATTCATGGTCGGAGAGTATCCCTGGACCGGGAGATACGAAACAGTGCAGATGATGCAGCGCCAGGAACTTATCAACGGGCGCTTAGAGATTGAGCACTTTGAACTTAGCCACATCCTCATCGACAAGATCATTCCGCTGATTCAAGCTACGCAGGAACTTTCGCTCGAGCAACGGCAGGCGGCGCTGCAAGCGATCGACGCAGCGGAGCAGAAGAAACAGACCGAAGAGATCACGGACATGATGATGAACAACTTGCCCTCGTACTACGGGCCGGTGTCGTTCTCGAAGCAGGGGTGCCGCACTTCGCTGCTAGACCGGAAAATGTACGCGATTCAGAAGCAGTGGGACCGGCTATCGCGTGGTGGCGCGCGGCCGGATTTCCGGCGCGGGTTTCAGCAGGCAAATCGGCCAGTCATCAAACGTTTTGTGAACTAAATTCGGGGTAATCGGGGGAAAACATTATGGCAACAGCACCGTTTGTACCGGCGACGCACAGGCTTGAGCAGTCACCAAGGGCGGAACGCGAAGCCCAAGCCATGCAGAACAACGAGAATCAAAAGGGCATCACGCTCGAGGTGAGCGATGACGGTCTGGCTCCGCAGTACGTCGTCTACGTCTATAACGTCCTAGAGTTGCAACACGTGCGGGAGATGCCGCCAAACTTCTCGCATTTCGTGATTCCTCCGTGCGCCAAAGGGGAAAAGGTTTCCTACACGCAGTTGCCGGCATTCGTCCGCAACAAATTCAATAAATTCGGCTCTTTCGAGTATTACTACAAGCGCGAGGATGGGCGAAAGTCGGCCGGGCAGTTGCTCAATCCCGGCAGTTTCCCCTCGATTGACTGGGACCGCCAGTTGTACCAGAACAATCCGCAGGTCAACGACCAGCAAGGCAATAACCTGAATAATTTCGGCTGCTGGTGGTCGCTCACCCGGCCTGATGATGCGAAGCTCGAGCAGGAGATTGCCACGTTCACCGCCCGCGCTCGCCAGACCATGAACGAGCTAATTCGCACGGCGAATATGCTGGAAGCTTCCGTGGATGCGCAGGGACGCTCCCGTAAGGGCGAAATTTCGCCGATGATGCACTTTGCCGCCGATTACCTGCACGTCCGCGCCAGTTGGCATACGACTCACGAGCACATGGTTACCTGCCCCACGTGCGGAGAACCAATCACCGCCGGCCTCGCCTACCACCGCAATAGCTTTGGGGACCGCTGCATCGTCGACAAAGCGCGCTGCGAAGCCTTGGGGATTGGCGTCGTGCGGGAAGTCCGCGAGATTGTGGAACCTGCGCCGTCCGAACCGTTGGAGGAAGGCGACGTGGAAACCAGTCCGGAGGTTGACGAAGCGGAAATCATCCGCCTGGCGAAAAACATTATTACCGCCCGCAAGGCCAAGGCGAAAGAAGCACAGCGCAAGGCTAGAATCGCGGCCGCAGTGGCGAGGGCGACGGCGCATTTAGACAAGCCTGACCCGGACGCGACGTAAACGATCTTCCTTGGGGGCGTTCTCGTAACCTACGCTGTCACCCCGACGGCGCCGAGCGCGAACTCCCCCAAGGTCGCAACTTTAGAGAAAAGGGAGGGTAATGGGAGCATCGCCAAGCTTTCAGCAACAGGCCTTCCCGACGATGGACGAGATTATGCAGTTAGCTCGTTCGATCGTGGACGACACCTTCCCAGGCATTGCTGGCGCGCAAGGGCGTATCTTCACCAACGATGCTCCCTTCACCATCCCGTATTTCAATTCCGCATTCCGGTGGATTCAGCGCAAATTGCGCAACGAAGGCGCGAGCTTCCCGATCATCGACAACTGGATCCTGCCGAATCTGGCCATAGCCAATCCTCTCAGTCCGGACGTGCAAACGTATGTGAGTTTCGCGGGCTTCTTCGACGGAACCACGATGCATGCGACGCCGCGGCTGCCAAGCGATTGCCTGCAGGTTTTGGAAGTGCAAGAGCGCCCTACCGGAACGAATTTGCCGTTTTGTCCGATCTACCAGCCGCAAGGCGGGTTAGCGTCGTGCTTCCCGTACCAGTGCAACGGCTGCTGGGAGTGGCGGCAATACCGCATCAATTTGCCCGGCGCGACGCAGGCCACCGACCTTCGCATCCGCTATCAAGCCGGATTGCCTCCGCTCGACGTTCCGGCGTCGCAGTTCGCCACCACCACGGTCAACATCCTCGACTGCGATGACGTGATCGCGAATCACTTGGCCTTCATGTACGCAACAGCCCGCGGCGCGCAGGACACCACGCAGGTCAAAGCGGCGCGCGATGAGGCTTTCGACGACATGGCGAACGAGTGGGTGCGCCGATCGCAAGGCGTGAGTTATAGCCGGCAGCCCTACGGTGGCGGCTACTGCGGCGACTACTACTCGGGGTATTTCCTTGGGCAGACGGGGATAACCGCGTGACTCAATACCGCTTTGACGGGAGCGTTCGCAACGCCATCGGGCAAGCCATACCGGGCGTCGAAGTCTTTGTTTGCACGCAACCCTTGACCTCGGGTGCGGGAGTCGTTCCGCCGACGCCACTTGCAACGCTGTTTGCCGATCCGGCCGGCGCAACGCCTCTCGCGAATCCCGTAGTGACCGACGGCAACGGGAACTTCTTTTTCTACACGGCGACAGGCTTTTACACGCTGGTCTACTTCGATCCTTTCGACCGCATCGTTACGCAGTTCTTTCCCGATCAAGTCGTGCTTGCGCCTGGCGGCGGCAGCGTAACCAGCGTCGGGTTGACCATGCCTGCGGAATTCGCCGTGGCAGGCTCGCCGGTAAATAGTTCCGGCGTGCTCGCTGTGACCAAGGTGAACGAGGCCGCAAACACTTTTTGGCGTGGCCCGACTTCAGGCGGCGCGGCGGCACCTAGCTTTGGTCCGATCGTTTCTGCTGACATTCCTGCCAGCGTGTTTTTTGGCACCGTGCCACTTAGCTTCAATGCGGCCCCGGCATTTAACGCTTCGCTATTTGTCCAGCCAACGTTCCTGATGACGCTCACTGGGAATGTGACCTCAAGCAGCGTCACAAATCCGACTGCCGGCCAAACCATCACGTTTGTGATTACCCAGGACGGGACAGGTGGACGCACGTTCGCATGGCCGCCGAATTTCAAGGGCGCATCGGCGATTGCGCCGGACGCCAGCAGTGTCTCGGTTCAGAGTTTTGTGTACGATGGAACCAATTTCAGAGCCATAGGAGCAGGAAGCACAACCGGATCATAGGACGACGATGGAGCACCTTTATTCAATAGTTATATGCAGGGATTGCTCAAAAGAGTGGACCATGCGGCGCGACGCCATAAAGACGTGGAAAGGTCGCTGCCATTCGTGCGCCTCAATCAAGCTGGCAAAGTCCCCTAGGATTAAAAGATTGCGGAGTCAGAACGCCAAAATGCAAGTCCTTCGGCAAGGCGGTGTACCAAACGCCAGGAAGTTCGACGGTGTTAATAACTCCATGGAAAAACATCCCCGATGGAAGGGCGGTGTCACCCCGGAGAATCAGAGGCAACGGTCTTCGGCCTCGGCGATCGAATGGCGCATAGCCGTATTTGCGAGGGACGAATTCACTTGCGTGGTCTGTGGACAGGTCGGCGGTAAGCTTCACGCGCACCACATCAAGAGTTGGGCCGAATTCCCAGAACTAAGATTCGAGGTCGGTAACGGCGTGACGGCGTGTAAGAAATGCCACAAAGAAATACTTCACCAAGGTAGTTTTCATCGAAAGCTTTTTGCCGTCCAGGGAGTCGCATAAATGTCGGCTCCGGTTATCACCATAAACGCGGCGGTGCTGCAGGACAATACGCAGCGGATCCAGAGGTTTGTCGGCACGCTCACGATTGGCCCTGCGGGCGCAACGTATCCGGCGGGTGGCATTCCGATTCAAGCCGTTCTTGCCGCAGCGCTTTTGCCTGCAAGCACTCTCGGTCCAATCACGCTCGGGCTACTATCCACGCTCGGAACGGGCTACATCTATAGCTACATTCCGTCGGCCGGAAAAGTGCAAATCCTAGAAGTGCCACCGAGTGCCTCTCTGACGACAGCCGGGCCGCTGCAGCAGCTTGGAAGTGGCGCGAATTCGCTTTCTGGCGTCGCGGCCGACGTGATCGCTTTTGACGTGTGCTACGAGAAGAACACGTAAACGAGGTTGGACACGTGAACCGGGGCACGGATGCCGACAACAAAGCCCGGCGGCGCAAGCCGAGCAAGGAAAGGAAGTGAATGAGCGTATCTGTAGTCGTTAAGCCAGGGTTCGTGCAGGACAACGTGCAGCACTCGGTCGAGTATACGGGTGAACTCACAATCGGCGCGGGTGCCAGTGACGTTTATCCGGCGGGAGGTATTCCGATCTTGGCAGCGTTGATCGCGGCGCTATTCCCGACCACCAACGATACCAAGCCGCATTACGTCGAACTGCATTCCACGTTGGGGACGGGGTACATCTACACGTACATCAAATCGACGGGCTGCATGATGGTTCTCGAAGTGCCGCCTTCCGCTTCGCTGACAACCGCTGGCCCTTTGCAGCAACTCACTTCGGGCGCAAATTCGTTGAGCGAAGTTTCAGCGGACGTGATTGCGTTCCTTATCAAGTGGCGGAGGAACGCTTCCGGCTAAAGCATTCAACATAAAGGGGGCGCGCATCTTTCAAAACGCGCATATAATCTCGCCATGTTTATCTACGCGATAACCAATGACGTAAACGAGAAGGCTTACATCGGACTCTATTCCGGCCAGGAATTGCGCATCCGATGGATTAGGCATAAGTCCTCGGCTCGTCACAACTCCCGACTCGCCATCCATCGCGCCATGCGGAAGTATGGGATTGAAAAGTTCCACATCACCTGCATCTGGTCGGGACATTTCCAATGCAGCAAGAAAGAAGCCCTCGAAAAACTCGGGGCGCTGGAGAGGTATTACATTCGATGCTTTCAGACCAAAGGACCGCTTGGCTACAACTCAGCCGACGGTGGGACCGTTAACGCAGGATTTAAACACACAGAAGAGACGAAAGCAAAACTGCGAGCCAAGGTTGTAAGTGCGGAAAGTCGCGCCAAGATGAGCGCGATTCACAAGGGCAAGACTATCTCCGAGGCTCACAAGCAAGCGAACCGGGAAAAGTTGAAGGGCAACAAGCATTTGCTGGGGTATTTCCCGTCCCCCGAAACTAGGAAAAAAATTAGCGCCGCTGGCATGGGCCGCGTTCAATCACAAGCCACCCGCGCAAAGAGAAGCGCTACTATAAAAGCACTACTAGCCAAGGTGACTAATCAATAATTTTAAGGGGAATCAGGGATTCGCAGTCGCAACTTTGTCTAAATTCCTCGGATTATATACGGAAGCCGACGCAACTTCGCTGCCCGAAGGCGCAAGCCCGCTCACGATCAATGACGATTTTGAAATCGGAGAAGTGTACCAGCGCGGGGGCAAGCAAAGCGTCTATCAGTTCGGCTCCGCAATCAAAGGCTTCGAAGTCACTGTCAACGGCAAAGTCTTCATCCCCTCGGGCAGCGGCGCGGCGCCGATTGCGTTTGGAGCAGGTAATTGCTTTCTCACTGGCACTACTTCCACAACACTTTCGGAAACAGATTCAACCCTGAATGCCCTTGGATCGCCGTCGGTCGTGGTTCTCCCGATCACGACGATTGGAGACAACACGCCGACCGGAGCGCCAAGGACGATCAATTCCGTCGTCGACACCTTGGGCAACAACTACACGCGGATAGCTGGTCCTACCCCGTACCGCCAATTCAATCCTGCCAGTTCCGTGCGGTTTAATTACGAATTGTGGGCAGTGACGCTGCCTACGGGCACTCCTAATTTTCCCACGTATGGCGTGACCGTTACTTTCAACCGTCCGGACACCGGCCCATCTGGTAATGATTCGGTGGGATTCGCTTCGCTTGTCGCCTTTGCGAACTGCTCATCCATCGAAGCAATCAGTTTCGTAAAAGGCGCGGCCGGTAATCCGAATCCTTCCGGACCGACACTCACGACCTCTGCAAATCGAGTGGTGGTGGCCATCGCCACGATCGACACGGCAGTAACTCTGCCCGAAGTGCCCCCGGGAACGTACATCCAATGTGGTGACTGGTTGGCGTCCGGATCAGAGGCTAACGTGGCGGTAACCCCCTACGGCACCGGAAGCTTCAACCCTGTATCGCCACCGGGAACCTACACACCCGTATGGAACTACGGTTTTACATTCAATGAAACCGTCATGGCACTGCTTTCGCTCGTGCCAGCCACGGGAGGCGGTCCACC